CGTTTTTCTTATTGTAACAATTTTCCAAAATTACACTACCATTTTGTAATTTAGAAGCCTGTTCCAATTCTCTAAACGCTTTCAATGTGTCTTTATGTTGCTGTATGTGTTCGTCTAATTGATTCACATATTCAGCACACAAAAAGCATTTTTCTGTTTGTGTTGTCATTTTATACACACTCTTTGAGTTTTAGAATAATCATAATTCATTCTTTTTAATTCTGTTTCAATCTCATAGAGATTAAGAATATTAAAAAAGAAAGTGATTGATTCTATTTCATTGTTATATCTTTTTGTGTAACTACCTACAACGCCATTAAATGTCTTAAGAAGATTCTTTTTTCTTAATCCTTTAATTATTTTGTTTTCGTGGATATCAGGAACAAATTTATTAAATTTTATTTGTTGTTTTCCTGCTGGATTTATACGGATAAATCCGTCTTTTTGTCCACTCGTAGCCCTATCAAGTATAACAATAGGTTTTTTTGTCAAGCAACGTTTAACAGAATTATAGATTAATCCTGTTAATGTTTTTTGTATCTGTTCGGTTGTCATGTTATTACTATTAACACTCAATCAGGATATATAAACAAAATTTGAGGCTAGGCGTAAAAAAATATAATTTTACTTATATACTCTTTATATACTATATATACCCACAAGGATATATAGAAGTATTTCCACACAGTAGGCACGATATGATAGTCTACGCAGGTGCGTATAGCGAAAAAGCCAATTTTGAACCTTGCCCAGATACAACTAGTACAAGCCTGGGGGGCCTAATTGATTATCTCTTACCACCGAAGTAAGGAACAGAGTGACCTTCAGACACGAGAACTAAATTAATATTAACACCGTCAACAAATAACTCACCTAGAGGACGACCGAACTTTCCGTCACCATGATAGACGAGAATACACTTGTTTTGGCCTTCTTCAAGCAACTGCATTAAGCGATTTTTGGCCAGAAACCCCTTACGCTTCTCTTCTGGATCGCGTGTACGAGTTTCTGGGGCGTTGATTCCGAACAAACGAACACGCTTCTTTACCTGGATACCGAAAGGAAAATCAAAAAGAACGTCAACTGTATCTCCATCTAGTACACGTAGGATTTTAACCTTGTACTCCATTAGTGCCTAGCGTTGACTTTTGGTTCCGATTTATCTGTGGTGGGTAGTTTCTCCTCAAGTTTGGCTGACACTATCGTTCCTTGGACTCTGAATAGACATCTCCACAGTTGTCTCTTACTATGCTCCCCAATCGTGTCTTGACACGCTATGCAGAGGACTTTACTTATCTGGTTGTTCGATATCATGTACCTCCTCCCCAATTTCTCCGTCTTTTATCTTATATCCTTTAACTTTCTTTTTTTTATACTTCTCAAGGTGGCACCCACTAGAAACTTTAATCTTCATTTTAGATCCAAGTACCCCTGAAAATTCTCATATTTCTCTGTATGCTTTAATGTATGTCTACCATCTCTCGCATCAACGTTGATTGTCTTATTCTCCGTCATGTCGTAATGATGATGATGTTCTACATACTGTGTTTTATCGTTATTTTGTGTTACGGCCCAATATAAAAGAAATATAATTCCTGGGATTATTAATACTATAGTACAACACATGAATGCTCCCAAGTACAGAGCTATGTTACTTCCAGCGTTAGCCAATTAATTCCTCCAAAAAGTAGAATTCTTCCTCATGCTTATCCTTATGCTTCAATGCTACGTACATATGTGACAAGTCTCCATCATACTTCCATCCACAGTCTTCACACTTATAATTCACTTTAACATTACCCAATCTACATACACCAGCGAGTTATATAAATCTTACCAACCAAAATTTTCGAGGTGCCTTCGGCACGTCAGTTCCACTTCCTGATCATACGTTTGCGAAAGTAATCGATGAAATGTTGTTTAAGGCCACGCTTGCCATATATACTTTGGATGCGTTCGCTATCATGGTTATGTAAAACGACACGACCGTTGTAGTAAGGGTACATTATACAATCTTTATGTTGTTCACAATGCTTAAGTCCGATGGCATGGCCACATTCATGAATTAATGTATGTACCATGTTATAGGTACGAAGTTTAGTCTTAGTGTTAGGAGGGTAGGTGTCAGGGTAGACTTTATGTGCGTTTACTGGTTTACCATTAGTTGTCCAAATAACAGAGTCGTTAAACGTTATATCTCCCCCAATCTTCGATCCATTGGGAAAGTATGCATATGCCAGTGTTCCTGGACAATCTCGGAATAATTTATCTTGATCTCTTGCTACAAATTTCATTTCTATGTCTGCTGTATCTGTTACTCTTTTAAATCTAATATCTCTGGTTCTTAACCCCCACTGCCTTAGTGCTATAGCAAGTGCCTTATCTTCAAACTTGCTGTCAGGGAAGTGTTGTGATCCGTTTATAACTCTGTATGTTACATACCCAAATTTTCTTCGTCTTACTTTCTTAGGATTCCATTTTCCCTTATATTCGTCTATTGGGTTGTATTGAAACTCCCTGTCTACATTACAGTCAAATTCCTTGTCATTATCCTTAATGACACAAAATGTGGCCATATTAACACTTTATGTTAAGAGTCTTGCAGTAATCAGCGAATGCTGGGTTGTGTGTTGTTGTGTATTGAGTTTCAGGCAATATGCTTATGTTTGCCTGTGCTAACAGTGCGATCGATAAGACTATTGCTAGAACGATAAATGTTACAAATATACCGAAATGATCTACATTCATGGAGTATAACCCCTATTACATATTTTTGTTGAGGCATTCATATGTTCCTTACAATGCTCTACCATGACTTCTGGTACATAGTCCATATATATAAAAGTTACGTATAAACCCCATACTAGTAGTATTGATAAACCACTGATAAGCATTGCTTTATGCTGATTCTTCATCTCTATCGTCTAGTTTATCTTCTAATTCGCTTAGTTTATCTTCAGATAAAAAATTAAGTTTCCAAAACGTTCTCTTGGCCTGTACAGTTATTTTCTTTGGATCTTTGCCAAAACATAGAGTAAACCAGTCAAACAACTCACTATAGTCCTCTGCCTCTAATTCTACCATTATCTTAAGGACACCCTTTCCATCGCATCTATTAATCTTTCATATAGTACTTTATTATCTTGTTTTATTAATATGGCCATACCTTCTACGAAACCAGCAAAGGAACCTAACCACACGTCTTGTTCATTCTTACTTTTAAATCTTGGTACTATTGGATCTGATTTTAATTTAAACGCATCACAGATAAAACTTGCAGCACTGTTGATTACCTCATGCTCTTTCATGGGTAAATGAGTATTTAAAGTGTAATAAAGATTGTGGGCTGGCTAGTAAAACCAGTCCTCCCTTTCGTGTTAATCTACTCAGGTATGCATACTCACACTACCCACAACTATATAAATATCTTATGCATTATAAATATATGGTATTAGGAAGATCATCAGTAGTAGAAAAACCTAAAAAGACTTGTACTTGCACGTTTGATCATAGAGATTTACAGTGCAAACAGCATGGTGGCTAGTTACAAAATAGTTACAGTTCTTTAACAAAGTTTATATATTGTAGGTATAAACAGTAAATATGGGTTTTGTAGATCGGCTGAAAGGTGTATTCAGTTTTAGGAGTAAATCATTTACAGAATCAACTGTTAGACCTAGCATTGCACAACCTTATATGGCCACCGATACAGGGGCCAAGCTACCTATATTCCCATTTCCTCTTATAATGATCTATGAGCTTGCAGATAATGTAGATGCTCTTAGAATACCTATTGAAACTATCAACCGTGAGATGTTTAAGAACGGTTTTGAGATAGTAGAAAAATGGAAGTTTAAATGTACTAACTGTTCAAAGGAATTTCAATACGCTCCACTAGCAGGAGACATACGAGATGAACAGCCAAACGCAACAAATGAAGATAATGAGAGTACAATCGGTAGTACGACATCATCAAAGGCAAGCAAACCACAATTCCCAGTAAGACAACCAAAAGGAGTTGGTTTGGAAGGCCCATTAGAATGTGATACTTGTGGAAGTCATGACCTACGAAGACCAACACCAGAAAATAGACAGGTATTAGAGGATATGTTACATAAACCAGTCAATGCCAACCAACAATCATTAGAAGATATAGTACGAATGTTAGAAAGAGATTTAGAAATTGCAGATAATGCATACCTATTAGTGTTAAAGAATTATTGGATTGATGATGCTACTGGTGAAATAGATAATGAAAAGTCAGAGATAAAAGAATTGTTAAGAGTGGATCCACCTCAAGTCGCTATGATTGCAGATAGTGATGGTAGAGTTGGTTATGATGATAAACATAATCCAGTTTTTGTCTGTCCAAGGTTTGAGCACCGAGCAAAGAGACTTACTGGCGACAGATGTGATACGTGTGGTACGAAAGCATTGAAAGCAGTGGCTGAAGTTAACTCTGTTTATTCCATTGGTATACCACAACCTAAACGAGTTATCTACGGAGAGGGTGAGGTAATTTGGAGAGCAGGTAAATATAGGCCAGGATTACTTTATGGTTATTCTCCTATCTATGCAGTATGGTCAAAGGTAATGTCTTTGTCACATATGGATGAATATATTAGAAAATATTTCGATAAGATGCGACCTCCAAGAGGTATGTT